AATACGGTGGAGATAGATACTTTGTAAAAATAAATGCGGTTGTACAAGGGGAAGCTGTAGAAAAAACAATTAAGGTAGATGGACCTACATTAAGAAATAAAAAATTATTTTATGATGCAGTAATTAGTAAAGCATCCGTCTGGATTCCAGAAATGAAAGCTGCAGATTTTGAAGAGATTATGCGTAGAAAGTATGAGGCAAGAGAAAAATCAAAAGACTATGTAGAAGATGCAGAAGAGGATTTAAGATTTAAAAAACATTTTAATAATTATATTTCAGAAGAAAAAGCTTACACAAACAAAAAAGAACTTGCATATTTTGGCTTGCCTTATTTTAATATACAAAAGAATATTTTAGAATTTAATTTAGATAAATTTGAAGATTACTTACATAGACAAAAAGTAAATTTACCTAGAGTAGATTTAGTTATTAAATGTCAACAAATACTAGAGGCAAAAAAGAATCACGGTAAATTTGATAATAAATCTTGTGTATCTTGGAGAGTAAATAAAACGATAGATAAGGAAGATTTAATTGTTGAGGGAGAATACAAGGAGATTACAAATGAGTAAACTTCAATTTATGGTAGGGCCACCAGGAACAGGAAAAACTTCCACATTTATAACAACTAAGTATGTAGAGTTATTAGAAAAATTTGATTATAAAAAAATAATAATTCTTTCACACACTAACGTTGCAGCTGATGAAATTAAAGACGAAATCTTAAAATTATCAGAGATGCAAGGTATTACTAAAAAAGCTTTAGAACATAATATTTGTACAATACACCACTACTGTAAAAAGAAAGCAACAATCGGAGAGCAGGTTCTAGACTATGACGATTATAAAAATCTATGTATAGAAGATTCTATTTTTCAAAGACATAAAGTTACACAATCACAATTTGATAACAGAGAACATGGTTATTTTAAATTTGTTAAAGAAGCTTATGGATTCGGTAGATCTCTCAAAGAACATTGGAAAAAATCTGATAAAAAATATAATGGCTATTCTATAAACGATATAGAAGAAATGTTACCAATTGTGGAAGAATATAACAAAAAGAATCAAACATTAGATTTCCATGACATGATTAAAAGATTTATAGACAAGGCAGTTGAGCCAGACATAGATGCTTTAATAGTGGATGAAGCACAAGATAGTAATAAAACACAAAAGATAGCTTTAGATAAAATAGCTACAAATGTAAAAGAGTACTGGTTTGTTGGTGATCCTGATCAAACTATATTTGAATGGGCTGGTGCTAATGCAAAGGAATTTTACGAACTATCCAAAGGTGCTAAAGAATTAGAACAAGGGTATCGATGTAGTAAAACTATAAATGCTTTATGTAAAAAAATTATTAAACCTATATGGGACCATTATGAAACTCACAGAATTTGGAAACCGACCGATGTAATGGGTAACCATTATTATTTACCGAACCTAATTAATAAATGTAGTGCAATGGAAAGACTTTTAGAAAAAATAAAAAATACCGATGAAACATTTTTATTTACATATCGACAAAAACCTTCGGACACATGGGTAAAAAGTTTTTTCAAACAACACGGTATAGAGTTCGCACACGTAGGGAACACGGCCCACGTACCAAAAAAAGAATTAAGATGTCATAAAATTTGGCCAGAATTTATAAGAGGAAAACTTGTTTCTCTAAAACAGATAAAAGATTTCTGGAAATATATGGGTAGTAAAGTGATTGTACATGGTAAAGGAGAAGAAACATTTGAAGAGTGGATAGACCGTGAATATACTGTACATGAGTTAATTACCAAAAAATATTTAAAACCAGACTCATTAAAACAAAAAGATTTTTCTTTGATAAGAACTAAAACAGAGCAAGAAAGAATTTTATATATTAAAAAAATTTTACAAAACGATTATAATTTAGATGGAGAAACCAGAGTTAAATATGCAAACATACATACAGTAAAAGGTTTAACATTTGATAATGTAATTGTAGACGAAACGAGATTCAGACCAGAAGATTATTTTAGTCAATTAAGGTTAAAATATGTAGCTTACAGTCGAGGAAAATTTGACTGTTGGACAATAGCATCACAAGATAAATATACGTTAGGAGTAAGATGAAAAATAAAAGTGTATGGGACAAGCAACACGGTGGATCACACTACCAAAAATTTAAAATTCAACCAAGCAAGTTTGTTGTAGAGAATGAATTGCTTTTTCCCGAAGGATGCGCTATAAAATATATTTGTCGCCATAGATTGAAAGGGAAGAAGGAAGATATATTGAAGGCTATACATTTTTTAGAGATGATACTTGAAAGAGATTATAAAGAAATAGAAAAACCAAAAGAAGATAAACCACAAGATAAACCTAACTCATGGGGTATAAATAATGTGTAATACTCCAGAAGATTTAGATTTAAAAGGTATAGATACAGTAGCTGTCGATATTGAGACTTACGATCCAAACCTTAAAACAAAAGGTCTAGGTGCAATACGAAAAGATGGTTTTATTTGTGGTATTGCAGTTGCAACAGGTAAAGATACTGCATATTTTCCTCTTAGACATTCCGATACTGACCTTGACTTTGAAAGAACTAGAAAGATTTGGAAAGTTTTAGATGAAAAAATTTTTCAAAATGAAAAGATAACAAAAGTATTTCACAACGCCATGTATGATGTATGTTGGATTAGAGCCACTACAGGTAAGATGATGAAAGGTAGAATCGTGGATACTATGATAGCAGCATCAGTTATCGATGAAAATAGATTTAGATATTCATTAGACTCTTTATCAAAAGACTATTTAAATGAATCTAAGTATAAGTACGACTTACAACAAAAAACACTTGAATGGTCTGGCGGTACTGTAAAAGATCCTATGACTAATATGCATAAACTACCAGCTTCAATTGTAAAAGACTATGCAAAACAAGACGTTGATTTAACTTTTAAATTATGGAATCTTTTTAATAAAAAAATTGACGAAGTATTATACACAAAAGATGATGGAGAGCAAAAAACTTGTAGAAAAATTTTTGAATTAGAAACAAAATTATTTTTATGTTTAGTTGACATGAAATTTAAAGGCGTTAGAATAGATGTCGCAAAAGCTGTCCTATTTGGAAGACATCTCAAAAAACGTAGAGATCAAATAATAAAAGCAATAGAAAGTATTACAACTATTAGAGTTGATATCTGGGCCGCATCATCAATCAAAAAATTATTAGATCACTTATGTATTAAAGATTACAAGGTTACACCTAAATCTAAAATGCCACAACTTCCGAAAGATTATTTAAAAACACACAGTAATAAATGTTTACGTATGATTGCAAAAGCAAGAGAGTATGACAAAGCAGTTAATACATTTATTGATGGCTTATTAAGTTATGTACATGAAGATAGAATACATGCAGATATAAATCAAATTAGATCAGATTCAGGAGGAACGGTTACTGGAAGATTTTCAATGTCAAATCCTAACTTACAACAGATTCCTTCAAAAGGATTTATTGGTAAAAAAATGAGAGAACTTTTTATACCTGAAGAAGGATGCGATTGGGGAAGTTTTGACTACTCGCAACAGGAACCACGGATCGTGGTTCACTATGCAATTAAATTAGGACTTCCAGGTACAGATAACTTGCAGGAAGAATTTGATAGGGATGATGCCGATTTCCATCAAATCGTTGCTGACATGGCTAATATCTCCAGGAAACAGGCAAAAACAATTAACCTAGGACTTTTCTATGGTATGGGTAAAATAAAATTACAGAAAGAACTAGGATTAGATCAAGCTAAAGCAAAATCTTTATTTAACGAGTATCATAGGAGAGTTCCTTTTGTACGTGATTTATCACAACAGTTAATACAATTTTCAAAAGAAAATAAATTACTATTTACTTTGTACGATAGGTTCTGCAGGTTTGATAAATGGGAAACAACAAATAAAGAATGGAACCCTGAGATTAATAGATTCAACGAGGTTCCTTTATATACTGAAGAGCAGGCAAGAGAAGCTTTCAAAGCTGAGATGTTAGATAAGTTTAAAGAAAATAAAATAGATCCAAACTACATGGACTATTTTGAAAGATACTACACTCCAGCGTTTACTTACAAAGCTTTAAATAGATTAATTCAAGGCTCTGCTGCAGATATGACAAAGAAAGCAATGGTAGATTTGCATGAAAAAGGCATAACACCACACATACAAATTCACGATGAACTTTGTCTTTCAATCAAGAGTAAAGAACAACGGATCACGGTCCAAGAAACAATGGAACAAGCAATTTCTCTTGAAGTTAAAAACAAAGTAGACTATGAATTTGGCCCTAATTGGGGTATAATAAAATAAAAAATGGAGGGAACTATGGAAAAAGTTACAAAAGAAGCTAAGAGAATATGGAACTTAGCAATAGGCAACAAAAAAGCTACAGCTGTAGTTATAGTTGCAATAATTATAATAGTACATTTAGTTACTAATTAATTTATGACCTGCCATGGCCTATTTAAATGCAAACATTCCTGTAACGTATGCACAGATCAGGAGAGAGTATCTCTACGATCTTAAATCTCATTATGGAGAAGTGGAAGACTGCATTATATTTGGCCTGGCATCGATTACAGGACGTCCTATATTATTTCATGCTATTATGGAAAACGGTGCAGTATTCTATCGCTTACCAATTAGCGCGTTTATTCAAAGAGGATTTGAGCCATCCAGAGTGCCCAAGCGAAGACTTGATGAATTACAGCTCTGGAATTGTTTTAGTTATTATCCTGCTATTACTACTTATGATCTTTTAGAAGGAACTTCTGGTAAATATTTCGGAAAAGATAAGAAATTACAC